CAGTCTGGCATCCTGTCGTGGATCGCGCCTGTCCCAGAGGTCGTTGCTGTTGACTGCAACGTGACGCCAATGGACCCAAGTTGCCCGCCAGCCGCCGTCAACGTCGGCGCACCTGATCCGACTGAGAGCGCGTTGGAGGCCGCCGTGGCTTCTGTCGAACAGGCGGCGATGGAAGAGACGCAGCAAGAAGTCGCGGTTGAAGACGTCGCTGACATCGAACAGGTGCTTGAGACCGCGCAAGAGGCGGTGGAGACAGCGGACGCGTCTGTCGAAGCCGAGACGGACGAGCCTGTCGCGGACGAGGAGCCTGCCGAGGAGGACGCCCTTGAGGAGTTGACTTCGGAGCGGGACTTAGAAGACACCGGCTCCAATGCAGAGCGACTGTCGCCGGACGAATTGGCGGCACTGGCGGCGCAAGGCCCAGAGGACGCCACCGCCGACGAAACGGAAGCACTGGCGTCGCTGGAACTGGATGGCGCAGAGATCGCCGTAGGGGGCCAAGACGCATCGTCAGGCGCGTTGGAGCAGGAAGCATCCAATCAGCTTGCTACGGCGCTGGAAGAAAGCGGGCAGCAATCCGCATTCTTTGAAGAGGCGGTGGAAGTCAGCCAAGCATCGGCATTTGAGAACAGTTCACAGGCGTCGCAAAGTTTCGGCAGCTTCCAAATGCGCGTTGATTTCGGGTCAAGCACTTCGGCTGGTGGTGGGATTGGGTCTGGCGTCGGCTCATCGCCACTGGACGCTGCTATCTCGGCGGGCAGTCCCATGTCGATGTCCACCACATTCGAGATACTGAACAATGTCGGCGGTCAAAGCAGCGCAGCGCCCGTCGCAACAACCGCGTCATCTGAAAAATCAGAAAACGAAATGGCAGAAGGTCAGGGCGAGACCATCTCGGAGATGGGTGCCGTGCCGGGCTTCGCTGCGTACACACAGGCCTCATTACAAGATAGGGCTGACTTTTACGCAATCCGTGATATATACAGCCGACGTAGGCTGCGAGACGCAAACTTTGAATTGTATCGCATGATGCAGACAAACGATGCCCGTTGGCAGGAGATGGTAGATGAGCAGTACAGATGATGAACCCAAGGTCTCTTTCGACGAGAGCGGCTTCAGCTTCAACATTGGCGGTTTAAGCAGCGGCAAGATTGCCATTATCTTTGCCGCGTTCTCGACCATCATCGGCGGCCTGTGGGCTGGTTTCCAAGTATATCAGCAGTTCCTGACCATGAAGGAAGTCACAGCGGCCTATGTGCCGCCTGACCTGTCAGATATCGAGAGCCGCATTTCTGTGCTGGATGAGCGCGTCACGAGCGTCGAACGCCTGACCAAAGGCAACAGCGAGGCACTGAACTACCTGACTGGGTCGATATCAAGCAGCGTGGGGGCAACGCGCCAGACCGTCGACGCAGTGTCGAGCAGCGTTCGGAACAGCGACGCGCAGAACATGGCGATGCAGCGCGCTATCATAGACCAACTGCGCGAGCAGGATAAGGACCAACAGCGTCGGATCAAGGAACTTGAGACCGAGACCGCTGCACGTATTCAAAAGACGCTGGCGAACCCGCTGGCCGGAAAGGAATGAACATGGAAGATAAGTTAATGGACGCCCGCATCAAGGCGCTTCTGATGGCGGCTCGCACGATGGCGTTTGTCATCTGCACAATCACCGTCGCCATGATTGCTGGCCTGTTCGTGTCGAACGAGATCATCGACAACAAGGACGTCTTCGGCCTCCTTAGCTACGTCATGACTTCGGTCGTCGGCGCTGTGGCTGGCTCCTACGCCACGCTGATGGGCATGAAGGGCGAACTGGTCCCGCCACCGCCGGAAGACCGCGACGACCCCGAACCAGAGGAGCCTGTAGCGCCTGAACCAGATCCGCTGCCGCTTACACCTGACATGGTTGCGCCAAAGACGTATGACGACCCGCAGGCCACCGTCTTCATCGACACACCTGAAGATGACGACGATGACGATATGGAACCGTGGGAGAAGTACCGTAACGACCTGCGCTATGACGCGAACGGAGACGGCGTAGTCGATGCAGACGATTTCCCTGATTGGCGGAGTGCTGGCAAATGAGCTTAACGAACCTTCAAAGTAAATGTGGGTGCCATGCAGATGGTGCGTTCGGACCGGGGACGCTGAAGGCCGCATGCACGCACTTCAAGCTGAACAAGAACCGCGCCGCGCACTTCTTCGCTCAGACGGCGCACGAAAGCGGCAACTTCAAGGCGTTCAGTGAGAACCTGAACTACGGCGCGAAGGGTCTGCGCGGCATCTTCGGCAAGTACTTTCCGACGGACGCCATAGCCAAGGCTTACGAGCGCCAGCCGCAGAAGATTGCCAATCGCGTCTATGCCAATCGCATGGGCAATGGCGACGAGGCGTCAGGCGAGGGGTGGAAATACCGGGGCCGGGGTCCGCTCCAGCTCACCGGGAAGAACAACTACCGCGCATTCGGCAAGTACATTGGTCGCGAACAGGAGATTTTGGACAATCCAGACCTTGTGGCTACTGAACTGGGCTTCGAAAGCGCCCTGTGGTTCTTCGACGCAAACAAGCTTTGGGGCATCTGCGACCAAGGCATTAACGACGCTGCAATCCTGCAGCTCACTAAGCGGATTAACGGGGGCACGCATGGCCTCGATGACCGCAAACTGAAAACCAAGAAATATGCTTCTTGGTTGTAAGGAGAACGACTATGCTTAATTTGAAGAAACTCATCCAGAAGGAAGCCGAGAAGGCCATCCTCAAGAAGGCTGTGGGCAAGATCTTGCCAATGGACGCGGAAGCAAAGCCTGCCCTCGGCTGGAAAGCCAAGCTCGCGGGCGGGTTAGCGGTCGTTGCGACGATCGCCGGTCTGCTTTCCCAGTACCTTGCTGGGTAACCAACAAATTCGCCGCGCCAGTCGCGGCGAAGGCTGTTATTCTAACTTAAATCTGTTATAGGGGCGTATTATGGCCACTGCGATGACGTTTACATCTCTAAAGCAGGACGTGCAGCGCTACCTTGAGCGTGGGGATACGCTTGCCTCCGACCCAATCGTCTTCGAGCAGATCCCGCGCCTTATCAACCTCGCCGAGCGTCGCATCGCCCGCGAGCTGAAGATCCAAGGCTTCATCAACGTCGTCACTGCGCAACTATCTGCGGGCAATCCCGTAGTGGATAAGCCCGACAGGTGGCGCGACACCGTGTCGATGTTTATCGGCACCGGCGCAGACAACAACAGCCGCACGGCGTTGTACACGCGCAGCTACGATTATTTGCGCAGCTATTGGCCCGACGCCACCGAAACCGCGCAGCCGATATTCTACAGCGACTATGACTATAATCACTGGCTCGTCGCGCCGACACCCGACGTAGATTACCCAATCGAGATCCTGTACTACCAACTGCCGCCGCTCCTCGACGAGGAGGCGCAGACAAACTGGCTCACCGAAAACGCACCCGAAATCCTTCTGTATGCCACCCTCCTAGAGGCGACGCCATTCCTGAAGAACGACGAGCGCATCCCTGTATGGCAAAATATGTACGACCGTGCGGCTGGCATGTTGAATGGCGAAGACCTCGCCAAGATACTCGACCGCAGCGCCACTCGTAAGGAGGCTTAAAGATGTCTGGCAGTTTCACTCAAGTCTTCGGCGGCACGACGATATACCCCGCAGACGTTTCCTACCTCTCGCTGGCGCTCACCGACGACATCGCGCTTAACTGGCCAGTTGGCGCAGGCGAGGGCGACAGCGTCGTCGCACGCATCATCGACATCACACCGACAGGGCCGTTCACCGTCACGCTTCCTGACGCGACTGCCGTCAGCGTCGGCCAGACAATCCTGTTCAACAACCTCGGCCCCGACACCATCACCATCGACAACGCCGCAGGCAACGCAATTCTGAGCATTGGCGCAGGCGAGCAGTGGCAGGCGTACCTCATCAACAACACCACCGTCGGCGGTATTTGGCGCACGTTCCGCTACGGCGCTGCCGTGGCGCAGGCACAAGCTGCGGCCCTCGCCGGTGCCGGTCTGATCGCAGACGGTTCGGAACTCGCACAGAATTACGAAGTCGTTGACTTCTCCATCACGCCCTACAGCCTCACGGCCCCTGACCGCGCTAAGATCTTTGTCTGGACCGGCGGCCTCGGCACGCTGAACTTGCCGACGGCCGTTGGCGCTGGCGACGGCTGGTTCGTGCAGGTCCGCAACGGCGGCCAAGGCGACTTGACCATCGACCCGTCTGGCACGGAGCTCATCAACGCGGCGTCCACGCTCCGCCTGCAGCCGGGCGACAGCGCCGTGGTCGTCAGCGACGGCATCCAGTGGTACACCATCGGCCTCGGACAGCAGGCCGTCTTCGCCTTTGACTACACGACCATCGCCGTCACCGGCGGCACGTACACGCTCTCTGGATCTGAGCTGAACCGTATCGCGTACAAGTTCAACGGCACGCTGACGTCCAACGCCAACATCGTCGTGCCAGCAACGGTCCAACAGTATTGGGTAAACAACGCCACGACCGGCGCGTTCACACTCGGCATCAAGACCGCCAGCGGCGCGGCCACACTGGTTACTCAGGGCGAGACCGCGATCCTGTACTGCGACGGTACGGACATCATCTCGGCAACTACATCCGCGCCCTTCGCGGGCATCTTACCTGTATTGCAGGGCGGCACCGGCGCGAACAACCCAACCTCGGCGCGCACCAACTTGGGCGCGACGGGCATCGGCGCTGCGCTCTTCACTGCGGCGACTGCCGCGAGTGCGCGCTCAACCATCTCGGCGGCAGCCGCAGGCGCGAACTCCGACATCACGTCGATCACGGGCCTCACGACGGCCTTGACCGTCGCGCAGGGCGGCACAGGCTCCACGACCGCTGGCGGCGCACGCACGAACCTCGGCGCTGCGGCAAGCGGCTCGAACGCAGACATCACTGCGCTCACCAACGCGGCAGGTATCCAGATTGGCGCGCCCACGGCTGGCGCGCAGGGCGCGGGCACCCTCAACGCCACGGGCCTCTTCATCAACGGCGTCGGCGTCGGCACGGGTTCAGGCTCGGTTACCAGCGTCGCGCTGACAGTACCGTCCTTCCTGTCCGTAACTGGCTCGCCAGTCACGACGTCAGGCACGCTTGCCGTGTCGCTGTCGGGCACTGCTCTGCCTGTCGCCAACGGCGGAACGGGTCAAACTACGTACACCGACGGGCAGTTGCTCATCGGTAACAGCACAGGCAACACGCTCACGAAGGCGACCCTGACGGCTGGCTCGGGCATCAGCATCACGAACAGCGCGGGCGGCATCACCATCACGTCTACCGCTGGCGCTGGTACTGTAACGTCGGTGGCCGCATCGGGCGGCACAACCGGCCTATCCTTCACCGGCTCGCCGGTCACAACCTCGGGCACGCTGACACTCGGCGGAACGCTCGCGATAGCGTCTGGGGGCACTGGCGCGACCAGTGCCTCCGGCGCACGCCTCACGCTCGGCGCGGCAGCTGCAGGTGCGAACGCCGACATCACCTCTCTCACGGGCTTGACCACCGCGCTCACTGTCGCGCAGGGCGGCACCGGTGT